ATGTCTAAATCAATGCGTAAAATTACTAATTTAATTGGTAAGCAAAAAATCCTGTGTGTATTTACTAATCAGTTACGTCAAAAACTAAACGCGATGCCGTTTGGAGACCAGTATACAACATCAGGAGGTAAAGCGCTTCAATTCCATGCCTCAGTTCGTTTGCGACTCAAAGGAGTAGGCAAGATTAAAGAGAAAGTTAATGGTGTGGATGAAGTAGTCGGGCAAGAAGTTGAATGTGTAGTTGTTAAAAACCGCCTAGGCCCACCTAACCGAAAAGTTCGTTATAACGTCTTTTACGATTCCGGGATTGACGACATTTATGGTACCTTAAAATTGCTTAAAGAATACAAGATTGTAAAGCAAGGAGGAGCTTGGTACAAGTATACCACAGCAGATGGAGAAACTCACCAGTTTTTAGCTAAAGAGTTTGGAGATTTGTTAGAAAGCCACCCTACAGCTAAAGAAGAATTGTATGAAGCCCTTTGTGATAAATACATTATGAAGTATCGTCATGAAAAGGAGGATGGTCTGGATCGTGACCCCGAAGAAACCATAACTGAAAATGAGTAATTTCGAAGATATTCTAAATAACATATCCCCGGAAGAGAAGCACCCTAATGACAGGGTGCTTCTCATTGACGGACTAAATATATTTTTAAGAGCGTTTGCTGTAAATGGTTCACTTAATGAAAAAGGTGTACCTGTAGGTGGTATCATGGGATTTATGAAATCGCTTGCTTTTGCTATTAGAGAAATGGATCCTACTAGGGTAATCGTTGTTTATGATGGAGCAGGGGGTAGTAAAAGACGAAGAAAAATTAACCCAAATTATAAGTCACAGCGTGTTCCTAAACGAGTAACTAAATTTGATGCTTTTAATTCTTTAGAGGATGAAAAAGAAGCAATGAAAATTCAATTTAGAAGATTACTTAGTTACCTTGAGTTGCTTCCAATTGATGTTTATAGTGTGGATCATGTTGAAGCTGATGATGTAATTGCATATATCGCGCAAAATGTGCTAGAAAACGAAGCAATTATTATGTCTGCTGACCAAGATTTTTTACAACTAGTAAATGATCGTATTGTAGTTTGGTCACCAAATAAGAAAAAATATTATACAAAAGAGCAAATATTTACTGAATATGGAATACCCGCTCATAATTTTTTAATGTATAAATGTTTAATGGGAGATAAATCAGATAATCTTGAAGGTATTAAAGGTTTAGGCCCTAAAAAAATGACTAAGGTACTTCCTGATATTACGGGAAAAGAAATTAATTTAGATTATCTTGTACATTATGCTTCAACACAAGATAGTTTAATGCATAAACGAATTATTGAAAATAGAGCAACTTTAGAAATAAATGAAAAGATGATGTCACTTAAAGATCCTATTATGTCTGGCCAAATAAAGAACCAAATAAGTGATTTAGCTTCTCGCCCAACAGATTTGCTCCACCGAAATGATTTTATTATGTTATATAATGAAGATTATATGGGAAATAACTTACAAAACCCTGACATATGGTTAAATGAGCATTTCCTTAAATTAAATAATCTTGCAAAATTAACACATGAGTAAATTAGAACAGTACGGTCATAATTTTCAGATTAAGGTATTATCTACACTTGTTAAAGATAGAGAATTTTTACAACAAGTAGCCGATATAGTATCACCTGATTTTTTTGATAATGAAGCTAATAAGTGGATTATAAGTAAAACTCTAGAATACTTTAATGAATTTAGAACTACTCCTACAATGGAGGTATTTAAGGTTGAAGTAGAAAAAATTCGTAATGAAATTCAACAAGTTGCTGTAAAAGAACAACTTAAAGAAACATTCAAATCTACTAAATCACAAGATCTTGATTTTGTTAAACAAACCTTTCTTGATTTTTGCCGAAACCAAACACTTAAATCTGCCCTTCTTTCCTCAGTCGATCTACTTGAAATAGGAAATTATGAAGATATTCGTAGACTTATTGATAACGCACTTAAAGCAGGTGTAGAAAAAAATCTTGGCCATGATTATATGGATGAAATTGAAGCTAGATATCAAGAAGAAGCCAGAAATACAATCGAAACACCCTGGAATGAAATCAACCAATTATTAAGTGGTGGGTTAGGCACAGGTGATTTGGGACTACTAGTAGGAAATCCTGGTGGTGGTAAATCATGGGCATTAGTCGCTCTAGGAGGCCACGCAGTTAAATTAGGATATACAGTGCTACATTATACTCTTGAATTATCTGATGTTTATGTTGGTCAAAGATATGATGCTTTCTTTACAGAAATACCTGTAAACGAAATAAAAATTCATAAATCAACTGTTAAAGAGGAGTTAGAAAATATGAGAGGAAAATTATACATTAAGCAATATCCTGCGGGTAAAGCTAATGTAAATACAATTTTAGCGCATGTAGATAAATGCCGCGGCCAGGGTATTGAACCAGATCTTATTGTGCTAGATTATGCGGATCTTTTATACACTAGAAATGGTAAAGAAAAACGAGATAAACTAGATGATATCTATACTTCGTTAAGAGGTTTGGCTACTGAATTAAAAATTCCTATATGGACAGCATCACAAAGTAATAGATCAGCAGCTCGAGATAATATTATTCAAGGTGACCAAATCGCAGAAAGTTATTCAAAAATTATGATTTCAGATTTTGCTATTTCATTATCAAGGAAAACAGAAGATAAAGAGAATGGTACTGGTAGATTCCATATTATGAAAAACAGATATGGAGCTGATGGCTTAACTTTCCATGCACTTATGGATACATCTATAGGAAAAATTGATTTCACTAATAGAATAAATAACGAAGAGAACAGCAGTCCTGACGGAGCTGGTTTTACAGGAAATGAACGAAGAAATCTCCAGAGGGCTGCTGAGAATATTTTTAACTTTTAACAGTATATACTGTATTTATCGCTACAACAAATAAAAATTATAAATCAAAATGGCAAAGAAAGACCTGAAAACAGAACGAATTGTGTATAAGCCATTCGAATATCCCGAAGCATTTGATTATTGGTTAAAACAACAACAGGCACATTGGATTCATACTGAAGTACCAATGATGAGTGATATTAATGATTGGAAACAGAATTTAACAGAAACAGAAAAAAACATAATTGGTTCTATTTTAAAGGGCTTTGCCCAAACCGAAACAGTAGTAAATGACTATTGGACAGGATTGGTTACAAAATGGTTTAGGAAACCAGAAATCATAGCAATGGCGACCACCTTTGGGGCTATGGAAACAATACACGCCGAAGCATATTCACTATTAAATGAAGAACTTGGACTTGACGACTTTAGCGAATTTCTCGAAGACGAGACTACAATGGCTAAGATTGAGAATCTTATGTCAATTAGGGATAGTTTTGATGGCGAAAAAGATTGGCATGAGATTGCCAAATCGCTTGCAATATTTTCTGCTTTTACGGAGGGAGTTAACTTATTTTCTTCCTTCGCCGTACTTCTCTCTTTCAAGATGCGAAACAAACTTAAGGGAGTGGGACAAATTGTTGAGTGGAGCATTAGAGACGAAAGCATGCACTCAGAAGCGGGATGCTGGTTATTTAGAACACTTATCAAGGAAAACCCTGAGCTCGACACTCCGGACCTCAAAGCCGCAGTAACAGAAGCAGCCCTTCTTTCCTTACAACTTGAACTTGATTTTATTGAAAAAGTTTATGAGTTAGGAGACCTTGAAGGATGTTCTAAAGAAGATTTAATTTGCTTTATTAAACATAGAGTAAATACAAAATTAGGTGACTTAGGATATGATCCCGTAGTAAACGGAATTGATCCAAATGCACTTAAGAGAATGAAATGGTTTGACAGCTTATCAGCGGGTAAGCAACACACTGATTTCTTTGCAAATAGAGTAACAAACTACAGCAAGGGTCACTTGCAGTGGGACGAATCAATATTTTAAAAATGGACGGAAACTTAGTAGCAGATACAACCCAGTGGGTTGCGGGGAAGGATTACCCTGAATGGATGGATGAAGTTGGTGTAGCAACTATATCAAAGGGATATTTATTGCCAGATGAAACACCAAAGAAAGCATATAGAAGGGTCGCGAAGGCAATCGCAGAACGCATTAATAGACCAGATCTGGAAAGTAAGTTCTTCAGATACATTTGGAACGGTTGGATTGGCCTTGCTTCTCCCGTGTTGTCTAACACTGGGACCGATAGGGGCCTTCCCATCAGCTGTTTTGGTATTGATACACCTGATAGCATTAGGGGAATTGGATTAACTAACGCTGAACTCATGAAACTTACAGCACTCGGGGGTGGTGTAGGTATTAGTGTTTCAAGAATTAGACCCAGAGGCACAGCAATTACAGGCAATGGTAAGTCTGAAGGTGTAGTGCCTTGGTGTAAAATTTATGATTCTGCAATTATAGCTACTAATCAGGGTTCAGTCCGCCGAGGTGCTGCCTCTGTAAACTTAGATATTAATCACATTGATATTAATGAGTTTATGCAAATTCGTAGACCAAAAGGTGATCCAAATAGACAATGTCTTAATCTTCACCAATGTGTAGTTGTAGATGATGCCTTTATGAGGCGTTTACAAGATAGAGATGGTGATGCTATGAAACTTTGGTTAGAAATTCTTAAAACTAGAGTAGAAACCGGTGAACCATATATTATGTTTAAGGACAATGTTAATAAAAATAATCCTTTAGCATATGCTATGAATAATTTAGATGTTAGTATGACTAATATCTGTACTGAAATTACACTTCACACAGATGAAGAACATAGTTTTATTTGTTGTTTATCATCTCTTAACCTTGCTAAATATGACGAATGGAAAGACACAGATGTAGTAGAAACTGCTACACGTTTCTTAGATGGTGTAATGCAAGAATTTATAGATAAAAGTAATGGCAAAGATTCACTTATTAGAACCCATAGACATGCCCAAAAAGGTAGAGCATTAGGATTGGGAGTAATGGGTTGGCATACATTTTTACAAAAGAAAAACCTACCATTTAATTCAATAGCTTCTACAGCTTGGACCCATACTATTTTTAGTGATATTAGAAATAAAGCAGAAGCTACTTCTAGAGAATTAGCCCAAGAATATGGTGAACCTGTATGGTGTAGAGGTACAGGTATGAGAAATACTCACCTACTTGCTATTGCTCCTACAGTATCAAATTCAAGATTAAATAATTGTTCAGCAGGTATTGAACCTATTCCAGCTAACATTTATACTTTCAATGGAGCTAAAGGGACATTTATTGTTAAGAATAAGGAGTTGGAAGAATTATTAGAATCTAAAGGTAAAAATACTGAAAAAGTATGGGATCAAATATTAGCAGATAACGGATCAGTCCAAAACCTACATCACGATGTACTTACCGAATCTGAAAAAGAAGTATTCCTTACGTTTAGTGAAGTGAATCAATTAGAATTAGTACGTCAAGCTGCTATAAGACAAAAGTATATTGATCAAACACAATCATTAAATTTAAGTTTTGACCCTACAGACTCGCCTAAATGGATTAACCAATGCCATTTAGAAGCTTGGAAATTAGGGGTAAAAACATTATATTACCTAAGAACCGATTCTGTAATTAAAGGTGATTTAGGTTCAAGAACAGCAGAATGTATAAGTTGCGATGGATAATAAATTAAAAGAACTAGTAGAGGACTTAGATGAAGTTATGACTCTAATAAGAAGAATAGGAGAAGCTACTGATGAAGACGTGGAATCCCTAAAAGAAGATATTAAATTAACACATAATAAAATTAAATCTAAGTATGGCCAAGAGAATTCCTCAAAAACCGACTCACAGGAAGCGTAGTCCATTTTACTGGTGGAGACGTTTCCCTACTCATAAGGGTCTTCACCACTATAAACCCCTTATTGAGCGTATTAAAAATGGTGATTTCGATTACCCTGAATATTTTGAACAAGCTGAATGGGAGCAGCATTGGTGTCAAGAAGAAATTGACTCAAAAAGACATTTATTTAAGGATTCTCAAAGCTTTTTAGAAGAGTCTCGTTCTATTGAGCGTAGATATCGTAAGCGCCAAAATCTCCTTATTAAGGACGGTTATGAAACTGAACAAAAACGACTTAAAGAGCTTATTAAGCAGTTTACTATCACATTTGGTGGTTCAAAGCAGGATGTAATTGCTGTTATGGAAAAATTTGATGGTACTCTTGAAGAAATGTATTACTACTATGCTGAACTTAAAGGTATTAAAAATGTTAGTTTACTGGAAACTATGCCTATAAAAAGACGTGGAAGAGGTAGGCCTAGAAAAAATCCTTTAGTACAATAATAATATGGGAAAATTTCAATCAACAAAACTATTTGACGGATTTAGCTGTGTGTTTCGTCAATGGAAAGCAAAAAATACACACTGCAGATTTATGCATGGCTATGGAGTTAGTTTTAGGGTTTGGTTTGAGGGTAGTTTAGATGACCGAAATTGGGTATGGGATTTTGGTGGTATGAAACGTGCTCAAACTAAAATTGATGGTATGAGTCCTAAAGCATGGATGGATTATATGTTTGATCATACTATACTTGTTGCAAAGGACGATCCAATGTTAAATCTTATTAATGATTTAGAACATAACCAAATTGCTCAGGTAAGAGTAGTTGAAGCAACAGGAGCAGAAAAGTTTGCTGAGTTTATATTTAATAAATTAAACACATTTGTGCAGACAGAAACTGATGGTAGAGTTAGAGTAGCTAAAGTAGAATTTATGGAACATGGGAAGAACACAGCGATCTACGAAGGTTAAAGTATCCCATGAGGTACCTCTACAATTATTAGAGGAAAGTAAACAATTTAATGATTATGATTATTGTTTGCCCCATCTTTTAGACCAATATAAAGCTTATAAAGATTATTTTTATCAAGCTAAAAAAGAAGGTAGATATATAATTATGGATAACTCACTCCATGAATTAGGCAAAGCATATGATACATCACGTTTGTTATATTGGATTTCTGAATTAGAACCTGACGAATTTATTGTTCCTGATGTTTGGGAAAATGGGCATCATAGTGTAAGAAATGCTAAAGCATGGTCTACAACTGAAATGCCTGATAATACTACTAAAGTAGCTGTTGTACAGGGTAAATCATATTCAGATTTTGTTAATGGTTACCAATCATATAAATGGTTTGGTTATGAAAAAATAGCATTCAGTTATGGTGCCTCTTGGTTTGAGGAATGTTTTAAACACCCAAACTCATATGTAGCTAAAATGATGGGCCGTTTAAAAACTATTACCAATTTATATAAAGGTGGACTTATTAGTGATACTGATAGAGTTCACCTTTTAGGCTGCAATTTACCCCAAGAATATCTTTATTATAAAGATTTTAAGTTTGTAGAATCTATAGATACTTCAAATCCTATTATACATGGTTTAGAAGGAATTAGGTATTCAGAAGGAGGTTTATTACGAAAAAGTAAACAAAAAATCGATAAAGACTTTACCCAAAAAGTCACCCAAAAACAAAAAGAAAACATTCTATATAATGTAGAAATGTTTAGAAAAATAAATAATTTATGAATTTAATTTTAATTACTCTATCAGTGTGTGCTATAGCGTTTGCAGTTTATGTCTGGAGATCACATGAAGCAATAGCAGAACGAAAAGCAGAAGCTAAATTAGCAAAATGGAAACTTAAAGAAGAAAAAGCAATTAGAGAGGATGCTTATCAAAGATCTAGAGCAGTTAGCTTTGGAAAAACAATAGAACATTATGTTCCATTTATGGAAAATTTCCCAATTAATCCTAATGATATAAGGTTTTTTGGTAACCCAATTGACTATATAGCATTTACAGAGATGGGGTCTAAAAAGAATTGTGCTGTACACTTCTTAGAAGTCAAAAGTGGTGAAAGTCAACTTAATCATAGGCAAAAAAATATTAAAGATGCTATTCAAAAGGGTAGAGTATATTGGCATGAATATAATGCTAAGGGCATTTGGGAACATGAGACTAAAGACGAACATTTAAATAAAGAAATAAAATGAACAAACAAGCAGTATTGTCACTAAGTGGAGGTATGGACAGCTCCACAGTGTTGCTTCATCTACTCGCCAATGGCTATGAAGTGACAGCACTGTCTTTTGATTATGGGCAAAAACATAGAGTAGAACTTGATAGAGCCCAAGCATTAGTAGATTATATTAATGAAAATGCTATTCAACCTAATTTAGACGGAAATCTTATTAAAGTTTATAATAGGGTAAAATATGGGGTAATTAAACTTGAAGGTTTAGCTCCTATGCTTAATAGTGCTCTTGTAGAAGGCGGAGATGAAGTGCCTGAAGGACACTATGAACAGGAAAACATGAAAGAAACTGTTGTTCCTAACCGTAATAAGATTTTTTCATCATTAATTCAGGCTGTTGCCTTATCTATTGCAAATGAAAAACAAACAGACGTCCATGTTGCAATGGGCATTCACGCAGGTGATCATGCTATTTATCCTGATTGTAGACAAGAATTCCGGGATGCTGACTATAAGGCTTTTACCGAAGGTAACTGGGACGCTGGTCGCGTTAGCTATATTACCCCTTACCTTAATGGGGATAAGTTTGATATTCTTGAAGATGGAACCAGATGCTGCAATGAGCTCGGACTTAACTTTGATGAAGTGTATAGAAATACAAATACTAGCTATAAGCCCATTAATATTAATGGGACTTGGTACAGTGATTATAAATCAGCTTCATCGGTGGAAAGGGTTGAAGCTTTTCTTAAGGTGGGAAGACCTGATCCAGTCGCGTATGCTGATGAATCAGGACCTGTCAGTTGGGATGTTGTACAAAACCATGTTAAACAAGTACTAGAAAATGCTTAAAAGGATAGAAGATTATAATAAAATTCTACCTATAGTAGAAGTATATCGCTGTGTGCAAAGTGAGGGTTCCCGTTTTGGGCGCCCCACTATTGCAGTTAGAACCACAGGGTGTACCCACCGTTGTTGGTTTGGAGAAGGTGGCTGGTGTGATAGTTGGTATACAAGTATTCACCCAGAAAAAGGTACTTTTACCTTTAATGATATAATCGCTATTTATGACGAGAACCCACAAGTTAAAGAAATGATGCTTACAGGTGGGTCTCCTACAATGCATGCCGCCTTAGTAAATGAAATTACACATTTTGCCAAAGAAAGAGGAATCCTCGTTACAATTGAAACCGAGGGATCCCATTTTCTTGAGACTGATAATCCCATTGATCTCATATCTCTTAGCCCTAAGTTTTCTAATTCTGTGCCTAGGGTGGGTATTACTACTCCCGGTGGTAAAATTGTTGATGAAAGGTTTGTCAAAACTCATAACAGGTTTAGATTACATTATGAAAATATTAGGAAAACTTTAGATTATCATAAAGACTATCATTATAAGCCTGTTTGGGATGGTACTGAGGATTGTCTTAAAGAAATAGAAGAATTTAGGGTAAAAATGAATATCCCTAAAGATAAAACTTATGTTATGCCCGCCGGGGATACTCGTGAAACATTAGTTGAAATGTATCCTAAAGTATTTGAAATGGTGGCAGAGCATGGTTATAACATGACAGGTAGAGATCATATTATAGCATATAATACAGAAAGAGGAGTTTAATGAAAGAGCAAGCACTCGAAATTTTAGAAGAAATAAGAGAAAATGTTTGCATATGTTGTGCTATAACTATGGAACCTGACGAGGTAGAAACTCTAATAGACAAATTAAAAACAACTATAGAAGAAGGATGGAACAAGCAATAAGCCAAAAAGATTTAGATATTAAAATTAAAATCTTAGCTAAACAAATAAATGATGTACATAGAGGCGACCCTACTCCCGTTGTAATGGTATGTATTTTAAACGGGGGATTTATGTTCTTTAGCGATTTAGTAAAAGAAATAAATATCCCTATTGAAATAGATTTTATCCGTTGTAAATCATATTTTGGTAGAAAACAGGGTGATTTAGTTGTTACAAAGGATTTAGAAACTAAAATTAAAGGTAAACATGTTTATCTTGTAGATGACATTTTAGACTCTGGAAATACTATGGTAGCAGTTAAAAAGTTTTTATCTGTAAAAGAACCCAAATCAGTAACTCCTGTTGTAGCTATTTATAAGGAAAGCGTGGATTTTGATCGAGTCCTTCATATATTATACCAAGATGTGGATTCCATATTTGATCCCTGGTATATAGGATATGGTATGGATGATGATAAAGGCCACAATAGAAATTTAAGCACAATTTACACTATATAATGGAAAACAAATACATAAACACTCAAGAATTTAATCACAGTTACGATTATGAATTCTCACCTACAAAGGAATATTTAAAATCAATGCCCGATCTCCAAAACGGAGATACTATTAAAGGGTCTAAAGTTGGTATTGAACGCGTAGGTATATCTAATTTTAGATTACCTCTTAAAATCCAAATGAAGGATGGCGGGGTTATGGAAGTTGAAGCTTCTATAATTGGTACTGTATCTCTTGAAGGTGTAAATAAAGGTATTAACATGTCCCGTATTATTAGGACATTTTATGAATATAAAGATGAAACATTCTCGCTTGATACACTTGAAAAAGTGCTTTTAGGTTATAGAGAAAGACTTGGCTCATATGGTGCTCATATTCAAATTCATTTTAATTATAGATTATGGCAAGAATCAATGCGTTCAGTAGATGCTGAAGGTAATAGAAATGGTGGGTGGCAATATTATAAAGTTACACTTGAATCACTATTAAAAGAAAGTGGTAAGTTTAATAAATATATCCACTTTGATTATGTATACTCTTCAACATGTCCTTGTTCTACTGAACTTGCTTTACATGCTTTAGAAGAAAGAAACCAATACGCAACCCCACACTCACAACGTTCGGTTGCTCGTATTTCACTTAAATTAAAAGACTTTATTTGGATTGAAGAAATCCAAGAAATGTGTCTTGAAGCACTCAAAACAGAAACACAAGTATTTGTTAAAAGAGAAGATGAACAAGCATTTGCTGAATTAAATGCTGCCAATACTAAGTTTGTAGAGGATGCTGTTAGATTATTATTTGAACAGTTTGATGCTGAGGAAAGGGTTTTAGATTTTAAAATCATTGCTTCGCATAATGAAAGTCTCCATTCACATGATGCAATCGCGGTAATTACTAAAGGAGTTGAACACGGCTTTAATAAGCATGTTTCTATTGCAGATATGAAATCATTAATTTACTAATATCATGAAAGAAATTACAGAATTTTTATACCACGCATTGGGGGTTTGTGGTGAATATAGTCACCCCCACTTAATTAACCTTGGCTTTTTAGCAGCTGGGGTGTACGCAATCATTAAAATAAATAAAAGTTATGGCATATTGGCTAGCAAAAGTAAAGGTTGAAGAGGAAACCTCCCGTGGCGCTATGAGATGGACCACTGAACAATTCCTTGTTAATGCAGAAAATGCAACAGATGCAGAAGTTAAATTAACTGAAGAGTATTCATCATACCCACATGATTGGCATGTTGATCAGTTAAAACAAATTAAATTAGTAAAAGTTATTGAGTGATGAGTAAAGTACCATTTGTAGATGAAGTGGAGGAATTTAATTCGTTAATGAACAAACCTAACAATTATGAACCCACAATACCAGAAAAAAAGGAATGGGAGTTTGTATACAACTTCGTCCTGGAAGAACTTGAGGAATATAGAGAAGCATGTGAACGAGGTGACATCGTTGAGATTTTGGACGCTTTGTGCGACATTGCTTACGTATCACTTGGGAATGGAACTATGTTACATGGCCTTAAGGATAAAATTTGGCCCGCTTATCAAGAAGTACAAGCCTCTAACTTATCTAAGGCTTGCAAAACTGAAGATGAAGCACGAGAAACGGTTGAAAAGAGATCAGAAGAGCAAGGTGAACCCTGCCACTATGAAATGGTCGGTGATAAGTATATTGTATACCGCACGCGTGACAGAAAAGTTATGAAAAATATAAACTATTTTAGACCTAATCTAAAGCAGTTTTTTAATGAAAATGAATTAAATAAAGTATGAGAAAAGGTAGACAAAAAGGACAAACTAAAGCAAAAAGCATAATCAGTGACCCACTTATAGCCCCGTATAAAATTACAGTAGAAGAAGATCAATATGTCTTATTAGATAGCAAAAACATTCCACAGGGATATTATAATTCATTAGATGGAGCTATTAATAAAGTATCTAGAAATGTAATTGCTAGCAAAAAAGAAACATATAGTTTATCCGAATATTTAGAGAATTATAATAATATTAAAAATAAATTTCAAGGTGTCTGATAGAGAAATAATGAATTCAAAAGGTTTTAAAAAGAGTAAAATGCCAATTAATTTTGATCCAAAACAACCCAAAGTACAAGTAAAAAATATTGACCAAATGCCTGACCAAAAATGGCATCGTAGAATTTCATTCCTTAAGTCGGGAATTCGAATTGTAGGTTATGTTTTTATTCCATTTAATTTAATTGCTGCTACCGCACTACTTGTTGTAAGTGAAGTAGTAGGAATCATAGAAGAATTAGTATGAAAAAGTTTTTATATTTTAGTGCCCCCTGGTGTGGGCCCTGTAAGCAATTAGGTCCTATTATGGATGAATTACAAACTGAAGGAATGACAGTTCAAAAAATTGATGTAGATTCTAATCCAGAAATTTGCCAATCATTTAATGTGAGAAATGTCCCTACAGTTATATTACAAGTAAATAATGTAGAAAGGGGTAGGAAAGTTGGCCTTAACCCAAAAAATGCGTATATTGACCTATATAATCAAGGTTAATGTATAAAAATTGTTATGTTCAAAGAGGTGAAGAATGGAATCATTATAGAATCCATTTATGGACTGATGAGGGGTATTCTATAGAAGATTACCAAAATTATGGTTATTTAGAATGTACAGATAGTGCTGCTACTCATACTGGTCTTAAGGGAGAAAATCTTAAGAGGGTATTTAATTGGGAAAGAAATGATCCTCGTATGCACTACTCTGATCATACTAGAGGAAATATTCATACTAAATTTCTTATAGACAAATATGGTGATGATGATACTCCCTCGGTAACTCATAGAGAAGTATTTTTTGATATTGAGATTGAGATAGGAGGTGCACTTACACCTGAGTACATTAAAAAAGCTCCTAAACCAGTTACTTCAATTGCCCTTTGGGATAAACAATTAGATGATTGGAAAATTATTATCCTAGATAAGGATAATAAAATCAAGCATACAGTTGATAAACAGGGGAGAGAAGTAATCCCTGTTAAGAGAGAATCTGATTTATTAGAAAAATTTCTTAATACACTAGAAGAAATAGAACCAGATATCCTTATAGGATATAATAGTGACTACTTTGATATTCCATATCTTTACTATAGAATAAAAAACACATTAGGGGATAGATATGCTAATAGAATGTCTCCTATTAAAATAGTAGAAGAACAAACATGGAATGAAGATGTACCTATTAGGATAGCTGGAGTTACTTCTCTTGATTACATGCGCTTGCATAAAAAATATAGTTTTAAAGATGAACCATCTTTTAAATTAGATGCTTTAGGTGAAAAATATGTTGGTCAAAAGAAGATTGAATATGAAGGTTCACTTGATAGGTTATTTGCAGAGGATAAAGAAAAATTTATTGAATATAACTTTGTTGATGTTTTAATACTTAAAAAACTAGACGAAAAATTTCAATATATTGATCTAACTAAAAACCTTGCTCATAAAGGAAAAGTATTATATGAAGAAGTGTATTTATCTTCTAAAATTCAAGATGGTGCTATTTCAAGTTGGTTATTATCTGAAAATATTATTCCGCCTAATAAGGACTTAGACCCACTTACTAAGAAAAATTATGCGGGTGGTTATCTATTTTGCCCTAAAACAGGTATTTACAATTATATGTTTGATGAAGACCTTACATCACTATATCCTTCTATCATTATGTCTTTGAATGTAGGTAAGGAAACTTATGTAGGTAGAGTCTTAGATTTATATGATGATAGGAATAATAGACTTGGTTTAAACGATTTAGAAAAAATGGTTAACCAAGATCCTGAAGTAGAAATGCCAGTTGAGAATTTGCAACGTAAACGCAATAATATGAAAGTAAAAGATGTTATAGATACTATTAAAAAGAATAATCTATCTGTAACTGCTAATGGTGTTATGTTCAGAACTGATAAACCATCTACTTTAAATGTTATTCTGGATAAATGGTTTGATGAAAGGGTAATGTATAAGAAGGCTATGAAAAAAGCTTATAAGAGTGGTAACAAAAAAGAAGGTGAATTAAATCACCTTAAGCAATATACTATGAAAATTTTGCTTAACTCACTTTATGGTGCTACCGCTTTACCATCATTCAGATATGGTAGTGTTATTTTGTCTGAAGGTATTACACTTACAGGACAACGTATTATTCAAGAATCAGCTTTATTTGCAAATACACATATGAATAAGGTATTGCGAGGAGAATTAAAATTAGAATTATGAAAGAAGAAATACCATGGTGGATCTGTAATGAGGGAGATAAAAACTTCTGTACATATGTGGATACAGATTCTAATTATTTCCATGCTGAACCACTTTTAAAACATTTATATCCTAATTTCCTAGAACTACCTGCTGAAGAGCAAGATGATCTCCTAGAAAAAATGGCTTTAAAATACCAAGATTTAATTACAGAGTATTATGATACCTTAGCTAGGGAAGCATTTAATATAGATAAACACCGTTTAGAAATGAAAACGGAGTGCACTATTCGTTCTGGTTTTTTCTCAGGTAAAAGAAGATATGCACAATATATTACTAAAAAAGAAGGCATTAAAGTAGAAGATATAGATGTTAAGGGTCTTGATTTTATGAAATCAAATTTCCCTCCCCTATTTAAAAAATTCTTTAATGGTATTCTAGATAAAATTCTATTTGGTGCTACCAGAAATGAAATCGACCAAGAAATTTTAGAATTTAAAAACAGTTTAGACACACTACCTCTTGAATTATTAGGTAAACCAACAGGAGTAAAGGATATTAAAAAGTATATTGAACGTCCCCCGGGTGCAGGAAATATATTTACTACCCTTAAAACTGGGGCACCTGTAAATGTTAAGGCAGCGGTTAGATATAATGATTTCCTTAAATTTAAGGGCTTAGATAAAAAACATTCTCAAATAGTTGCTGGTGATAAAATTAAATGGGTTTATTTAAAAGATAATCCTTATAAAATTGACACTATGGGTTTCTTAGATTTTGATTTTCCAGAAGAAATTCGTATATTCGTAGAGCAATATATTGATAGAGATAAAGCATTTGATTCTATACTTAAAAATAAATTAGAATCATTTTATAAAGACTTAAGCTGGGGTAGTTTAACCCTTAACACACATGTAAATAATTTTTTCTCATTCTAATGACAGATAAAAGAATAATAGATAGTTTTATAAGTAAATACCACTTAGGTGGTAATATAGAACGAACTAAATGGGTTTCAGATGGTGAATCCCTTAAGGCTGATTTTATAAACGATTCACAAAATTTAGTGGGTAAAGTAGTATCTAAAAAATTTAAATTTCCAATAGGGGAATTTGGTATTTATAGTACTTCTACTCTAAGTAAAATGTTAGGAATCCTCGAAAATGAGGTTATGTTTGATATAGTAAAAGAGGGAGGGACACCTGCTAGATTTAATATAGGTGATACGGCTATGGATGTTAAATTTAATTTAGCAGACCCACAAGTAATTCCTAATGTACCTGATATTAACAAAACAGAAAATGACATACATGTAGAGTTAAACGAAGAGTTTACTACACGTTTTATTAAATCTAAGGATGCAGTAGGTGAAGAAGTATTTTATGTTTCTACCCAAGATGGGTTTACTTCAAAAGAAATTAAATTTACTATAGGAAACAGTACATCTAATTCAGTATCTTTTGCTTCTAATATAGAACCAGGTAGTGCCGAAGAAGAATTAGATAATATTCCTTTTAATGCTGATTTAGTAAAAGAAATATTTAAACACAATAAACGTTTTGAATTAGGTTGGATGAAAATAAATCCAAAAGGATTAATGACTTTTGCATTTAAATTTGGAGACCTAGAAACTAATTATTATCTTGTAAGAAATCAAAATCAATAAAAAATGGAAAATATCCCAATTACACCGTTGGCTGATCGTGTATTGATCCAACCGATTGAAGCTGAAGAATCAACCTACGGGAACATTGTTGTTCCTGATATGGGTAAGGATCGTCCCGACTTTGGAAATGTGCTTGCCGTTGGTCCTGGCCGTTATGACAATAATGGTAATTTAGTTCCCATGCGAGTTGAAGTAGGACAAAAAGTTATTATGCCTAAGTATGGGGCAAATACCGTAGAAATTGAAGGTGAGGAATATGTTCTCGCCTCTGAAACAGAAATTTTAGGATTTATAAACTAATAAAATATGAGTAAAATTATTAAATTTGGAGAGGAAGGTAGAGATCACCTTCACTCGGGAGTAAATCAATTAGCAGATGCAGTTGTAAGTACTTTAGGCCCTTACGGTCGTAACGTGATTTTAGGACACGAAGTTGGTCTCCAATCTACTAAAGATGGAGTTACTGTTGCCAAAACAGTATCATTAGAAGACAAAATAGAAGATCTTGGTGCACAAGTTGTTAAACAGGCAGCTATAAAAACCGCTGAACAAGCAGGTGATGGTACTACTACCGCTACTGTTTTAGCAAGAGAAATATATAACCAAGCATTAGAGGCAGTTAATCAAAAATCTAATAATGCTATTGATATTAAAAGAGGTATAGATGCTGCTGTAAAAGATATTGTATCTTATTTAAAAGAAAATACAAAAGATATTTCTAATGAAGAACAACTAAAACAAGTAGCTACAATCTCTGCTAATAATGATAAAGAGATAGGTACTTTAATTTCTACTGCTTTTGATAAAGCAGGTAGAGAAGGAGTAATTACTGTAGAATCAAGTAAAACCCATGAAACTACACTTGAAGTTGTAGAAGGAATGCAATTTGATAGAGGATATAAATCACCATATTTTGTAACAGATAATAGCTCTATGACTTGTCAGTTAGACGAACCTTTTATTTTAATGTACGATGGCAAAATTAGTTCTGTAAAAGAATTATTACCTGTAATGGAAGGTGTTAGCCAACAAAACAAGTCACTTTTAATTGTAGCTGAAGATATTGATGGTGAAGCACTTGCGGCTATGATTGTAAATAAAATGAGAGGTATTCTAAAATGTGCTGCTGTAAAAGCCCCAGATTTTGGAGAACGTCGTACGATGATATTAGAAGATATGGCTGCACTTACAGGTGGTGTAGTAATTTCAAAGCAAAAAGGTATGAAACTTGATAAGGTAACTTTTGATATGCTAGGTAATTCTAGAGGAGTTACTATTTCTAAAGATGAAACCACAATTGTTGATGGTGCTGGTAGTGAAGAAAACATTGAAACCCGAATCAACGAAATTAAAGACCAAATAGAAAAAGCAGAAAGTAACTATGCTCGCGAACAATTGCAACAACGACTTGGAAAAATTGCAGGAGGTGTTGCCGTAATAAATGTAGGTGGTTATACTGAGGCAGAAATGAATGAACGTAAAGATAGAGTAGATGATGCTGTACATGCAGTAAAGGCTGCTATTGAAGAGGGAATTTTGCCCGGAGGAGGACATGCTTTACTTTGTGCTTCAGTTAATATTAAAAATGATACTCTTAATAAAGATCAAATGTTAGGGTATGAAATAGTTAAAAAATCAATTAGAAAACCATTTTATCAAATACTTTCTAATGCAGGTTACAACCATGAAAAATGTACTTTAGCTGCGCTTAATGTAGAAAATAATTTTGAATATGGGTGGAATTTAACTACTGAAAATGAAGTAAATATGATGTCTGAAGGTATTATAGATCCTACCAAAGTTACTAGATGTGCACTAGAAAATGCTGCTTCAGCCGCCGGTGTATTACTAACAACAGAATGTGTAATGACAGAAGCACCTAAGGAAACGAATAGTTCAATGCCCGAACAACAAATGTTTTAATGGATTTATTTGTAGAAAGATATAGACCTAGATATTTAGATGATTTTGTTGGGGATAATACAGTTAGAACCAAAATACAGGAATACCTAAATACAGGTAAACTACAAAATTTACTATTGTTTGGTCCAGCGGGGACAGGAAAAACCTCGCTGGCCAAACTAATAGTAGACCAATTGGGTGCAGATCACCTTTATATTAATGCCTCTGATGAAAGAGGGATCGATACAATTAGAGATAAAATTATCCCGTTTGCTTCTAGCATAGGATTTAATGGGTTAAAAATAGTTATATTAGATGAAGCAGATTATCTTACTGCCCAAGCTCAAGCAACTTTACGAAATGTTATTGAAACATTTAGTGAATCCTGTAGGTTCATTTTTACTTGCAATTACCTTGATCGTATTATTCACCCCCTCCAGTCTCGTACTGTGGCTTTTGGAATTACTCCGCCTTCTAAAAAAGAAGTTGGTCAACATCTTCTCCATATTTGCGAATGTGAAGAAATTAAATTTACAAAAGAAGACTTAGGGCAGATAATTATTACCCACTACCCTGATATTAGAAAAATCCTTAATACACTACAGGGCAGTTTAAAGGATAATCAACTAGTACTTGATACTAAATCCCTTAAGAATACCGATTTTGAGAATAAAGTTATCCAAGGACTAAAAAATAAAATTTCCCTTAAGGACATAAGACAAATTATAGCTGATAGTGGTGCTACACAATTTGAATCACTGTTTAGATGTCTTTACGATAATGTAGAGGAATATACTACAAATGTAGGCGATGCAATAATTATAATAGCTCAATATCAATATGAGTATGGGTTTGTAGTAGATAAAGAAATATGCATTGCCGCAATGTTAAATAAATTATTAAAGTTATGAGTGTAAATTCACAGCAACAAAATTATAATCAATTTCAAGAATGGTATAAATGGTTTAACAAAAAATATGATCGTTACCATAAACTTAGATTTAAAAAACCGGTTAAAAGATATAAATAATGCAACAACAAAATTTTAATATTGATTTTAGTCAAACAACTCCTGTAGTTTGTGAGAAATGTGGACATGAACATTTTACCCAAGTAAGTATGATGCGTAAATTATCTCCTATGTTATCACCTACAGGCCAACCAGCACTAATACCTATCCCGGTTTATGCTTGTACTAAATGTAACCATGTAAATGAAGAATTCCTCCCGAAAGATGACGCCCTTTGATTTTCTTAGGTTAGTACATGATAAAAAAATTAAATGGGAAGATCTAAATGAAGACGAACAAAAAACCTATAATAAATTTATCATAAACAGGGCATTAGGATTTAATAATAATATGTTAGATATAGTAAACCGTTTACAAGGATACGATGTTACCCCAAAAGAATCTTTTAAATACTATCAATCTATGACCGGTGATAAATTTAGATTTAATAAGTGGATTAAGGGAAGCAAAGATAAATCTTTTAATTCTGAGTTATTACTCAAAATTGCTAGTTATTTAGAATGTTCTAAAAAGCAAGCTAGTGAATATTTAAATATTTTATCTAAAAAAGAAACCAAAAATTTACTCAAACATATAGGTTTACAGGAAAATGAAATTAAAAAGTTATTAAAAAAATGAAATATAAAGTTGGAATATTAGGAAATGGATTTGTAGGAGAATCTCAAATTTTTGCTTTTAGTCCTATAGCTGACATTAGGGTTTATGATATAGATCCCCTTAAAAGCACTCACACATTAGAAGAAACCCTTAAAAGCGATTTTGTTTTTGTGTGTGTACCTACTCCTATGAAAAAAGATGGATCCCAAGATTTATCTTATATTGAAAGAGTATTTGAAAATGCTTCTTCGGGCCCCGTTTATATTATAAAATCAACGATTTTACCTGGGACTACTCAAAAGTTAGTAGAAAAGTTTTCTAAGTTAGATATAATATTTAGTCCAGAATTTCTTACCGAACGCACAGCTAAATTAGATATGCTTACTCAGGCAAGGATAGTATTTGGAGGTAAAAAAAGATTATGTAATAAAGTAAAAAAGCTCTTTGAACAAAGATTTATGAATAGGCATTACATTATTACTGATTCTACTACAGCTGAACTTATAAAATATATGAATAATACATTTTTTGCTACTAAAGTAAGCATTATAAATGAATTTAAAAGACTATCAAATGCTCTAGGGACCGATTGGGAGGATGCTATGCATGGTTTTGCGGCGGATGGCAGAGTAGGAGATAGCCATTTACAGGTGCCGGGCCCTGACGGGAAGTTAGGTTATGGTGGAACTTGTTTCCCTAAAGATGTAAACGCATTAATCACAATGGGTGAAGATTTAGGTACTCCAATGAATACTATTAAAGCAGGATGGAAAACTAATTTAGAAGTTAGGCCAGAACAAGATTGGAATAAACTAAAAGGAAGAGCAGTATCATGAATAAAATAAATTTTACCCCAGAAGATGACGCAGCTGTAAAATGGTGTGAAGAAAAATACCCCGAATTAACTCAGGAGTATAAAAAAATTATGATGGAACAATATGTTTTATTTTGTAAAAAACATAGAAATTATGGCCCATCAAATATTAATGTAGGTACTAATTTAGAAACTGAAGCAGACATTAAACTAGCACTTACTGGTTTATGGTTTAGATTAAATGATAAAATACAACGATTAAAAAACTTGGTTGTGCAAGGGGAGCCTGATACAGTAGGTGAATCTATAGAAGATACACTTAAAGATCTCAGTATATATGGGATTATAGGCCAAATAGTACAACAAGGAAAATTTAAATGATTTTAGAAAACATACAGAATACAGTTGTCCCAGAAATGGACTGGGACAAATATAAGATGGTTTCATATACTCAGTTTTCAGCTTGGAGTGAATGCCCACACAAATGGAAGTTGATGTATATTGATAAAATGCGCCAACCCCCTAATATTCATTTAGCATTTGGATCTGCTATGCATGAGACTCTTCAAGAGTATCTTGATTTAATGTATAATAAGTCAATTAAAGCAGCTGATGAATTTCCTATTTATGAGGATTTTCAAGAACGTTTTATGAAAATGTATGGTGACTATAAAGAACAGATAGGTGATAATTTTGCTACTAAAAAGGATTTAACTGAATTTGTAAATGATGGGCTTAATATTATTGAGTTTTTCTTACAACGCCGTCAAATGCACTTTTCAAAACGTGGTACCAGGTTATTAGGAGTAGAAATGCCTATATTAACCCCACCTCATGAAAAACACCCCAATATTATGCTTTATGGTAAGCTTGATTTAGTATTTTATGATGAAGATCTTCAAAAAGTAAGTATTTGGGATATTAAAACATCTACTAAAGGGTGGACTAAATGGGACAAAGAAAATAAAATCAAAACCGCACAAATGGTATTATATAAGCGGTACTTTGCAGAACAATATAACGTCCCGGTTGAATCGATTGACTGCAAGTACTTTATTGTAAAGCGCAAAATACCAAAAAATCCTAAATATCCAGCGATGGCTTCGCGAATTCAAACGTTTGAGCCATCATCAGGTAAGACAACAATGAACCGTGTAACTCGCCAATTACATGAATTTATCGATGATTGTTTCGAGAATGATATGTATAAACAAAAAGAGTACACAAAACTACCGTCAGATAAGAACTGTAGATGGTGTCCATTTAACGATAAACCTGAATTCTGTGATAAAAACTATTCAAGCTAGGATATTTCCTTTTATAATCGCCCTATCAGCACTTACTGTTTCTGCATCAGCTGCTTTTTACTCCGTTAGTGGGTTAAGTAAGCTTTTTGCGGGAGCAGCTTTTGCTGTCATTATAATGGCTGCTTCACTTGAAGTAGCCAAATTAGTAATTGCATCTCTACTTTATCAATATAGAGAAAATTTACCTCGTTTACTTAAATATTATCTTTCAGTAGCATGTTTTATACTAATATTAATTACAAGTATGGGTATTTATGGTTTTTTATCTGCTGCCTATCAAGAAACCGCGGCTAAAGAGGGTAATATAGATTCCCAAATAGCACTTATTGAAACTAAGAGAGATAATATAAAAGAACAACTTGCGATATACAACGCGGAAAAAGAAAGTATTAACGAGGCGGTGAGCAGTCTAAGATCTGGCTTATCTAACAACGTAATACAGTATACTGACACATTAGGTAATAT